CCATCACTATTTTGAATATCAACATGTACAATAACCTTACCATACTGTGGTGGATTTAGTTCTTCACCACCTTGTACTGATACTGCTTGTATTTCAGAGAACTTGCTTTTCAAAAGATTTTCATAATCAGATTCTGTAACTGCTCTATCTTGTATCTGAATAGATTTTGGAGCATAGAACTTGATTGAATCAAGCGTCTCTTCTTCAGCGCCACCAAAAGATGTTGATGTTGTTGTGACTGTCGCTGTATAGCCCTGTATCGTAGCATTTGGTGAGAATGTAGTAGCACCGTTTGGCGTTGCACCACTGGAAATACGATAGATAACTTCAACAACTTCACCCGTCTTTGGCTCTCTACCAAACACATCATTACCAAACTCTAGTTCGTACCGATTCAATTCTGCTGGTTGTATATAGAACACATTATCACTTGAACCAACATCAAAGAGATTTGGCTTCAAAGTGTAAGCAGTAACTTCAGCACCAGCAGCAGAGGAAGCATATACATTTACTACAATGCTGTCTGTGTCAACTCTCTTGTTAGAGATAAGATATTTTGTGCTTGCTGTTACATCATAATATTCTCTTTCGATTCTACCTTCGTGAAGAGAAACATCGCTGACAGAATATACGCCAGAATTTGGTGTGATAGTATATACTTGATCTGTGCTAAACGTGTATGACTTACCATCAACATTTGTGGTAAACTTTGTGTATTTCGGAATTGTGATGAATGCTGGATTATCACTTGGCGTAAACGTCAGTGTAACTTTTGCGTTTGATGACCTGTATGACCTTGGTAGATAGTTCAACTCTTTTGCATGAGATACAACAGAATCTCTTAGCTGCGCTGAGTCAAGAAACATCTCACCGAGAGCCATGTTCGTATAAAAACTATTCTGAAATGTATTGTATGCCAACACATCAAGAATGACGGACATATTTGATCCGTCATAGTCATAGTCAGCAAATTGTGCTTGACCTTGAAGAAATGTTTTTAACTGACTCTTGATTTGATTGAAATCAAGTTCCGAGATAATAGTTCCTGCCATTTTATCTCACTCTTTCTAAAAGTAATTCTAATGTAACTGGTTCTTGTACGTTGACAACACGAAATACGATTGTGACTTGAACTTCGTGTTCTTGTGAAGTCTGAGCAATAACTACATCAATAACATCAGCCCTTGGCTCATGTGCTTCAATAACGTCTCTTATATGCTCTTGCATCGTCAAGAATGTCTGTGGTGTAATGTTCTCAAACAACATAGCACGAATGTTACCACCAAGATTTGGTTGGAACAATCGCTCACCTCTATCTGTCAACATAAGATTACGAAGAGACTGTTTTACAGCATCAACATTCGTTTTGCGTAAGACTGTGCTACGAATTGGATGCTTATCCAAATCCGTAAAGAAGTCCGAGTATACAACTCTTTGTGTTAATGGTGCTGCCATATGAAGCAATCTCCAGTTTTCTTTTTATTTATAAGACTAATTAAGGTATCTAGCGATTACATTCTCATCTAGTACATTGTTTTTTATAGACTCTCTTAAAGCCCTGCTGACAGATATGTTTCTTAACTCTGCTGGCTGAAAATGACCAGAATCATTTTTAATATAATTCTCTAAATCATATTTTAAAAAATGTTTTCTAATGATACCAGTGTAATACTTAGCACTCCATTTTGCTTTGCCATTGACAATAAAAACAATATCACATGCACACTTATAATTATGCCAACTTTTACCTGGTGGCGCTGCTAATGGTCCACCACGTCTGTGTTTTCTGTATAAATCAGCTTGTTGAGCAAAAGTTCTTGTAGCAAACGAATACCTTGCTGTACCATTCATAGCTAAAATTTCAGGATCATTCTGAACATCACGAATAGCATTAGCAAATCGTTCTCTGATTTTTGGATGAAGAGTGTTCACTTTAGCTGCAGTATCTTTAGCATATCTACCTTTAAAGTATGAAGCATCATATAATTTATTATCACCAGACCATTTTATAACTGCACTGATTATAGACCCTTTATTTGCAATTGGTCTACCACCCGCAGCAGAAGATGCTGACCTTTGATTGCCTGCTCGTTGAATATCAGCATAGGTAGAAGAAGCGCTATTCACTCTTTTTGAAATACACTCTCGCTCTGTCCGTATCTTTTCATCATGCGTTTTGTTGGCTTTTGCAATCTGACTTTTAACGATCTGTTCAATCTCTTTTGGCGCTGCTTGAGGGTTATTCTCTTGTGCTTTCTTAACTACCGCAGCAGTCATTGTTACAATCTTTTTATTTTGAGTATCTGTCACCAACCCCTTCACACGTTCAAGTTTTTCAGTGAGCAACTTCTGTGTTGGTGCTAAATTCATAGCACTTACTTCTACTTTATCAGCAAGAGCATCAACGTTTTTTTGAAGATTCTTAACCAATGCTTCTGTAGATTTTGCTGTATGTACACCACAACCTTCTGTGATTTGTATAGTGTCTGCTAAAGCACTCTGAACACCACCAAGAAGTGTGTCAACAGACGCTTTGAATTCAGCAGCGATTGCTTCTGCTTGCGCTTCTATATTTGCTCGTATACCAACAGTATCGACAGATTCAAGATCATCAAGTGTATCAATAATACTATCAGTAATATTCTCTACTGTGTTCACAGTTTCATCAATCAAATCTGTGACAGTTTTTTCTGCCTGTGCCGCAATTGTTTCTGGGTCTAAATCGCTTGCAAATTCAGTTATACCATCAACTACATTCGTGATGGCACCTGAAATAGAAGACTCAAGATCGCTTAAATCGAACGACTCTAAACTTAGTTCTTTTGGTGTTTTAGAAGCAGCTAGTGCAGCAAGCACAATTTCACATCCGCCAGCGATGGCGTTATTAAATTCATCAATGCCAGCACCTAAATCAGTTAGACCTTCAACAGATAAATCAAAAGTATCTAATGAAAATGATTCAACATCCACTCCACTATCAAAAAGAACAGTTGACAATTGAGAGGTATCTAGTGCAGAAATGCTAGATGATAAATTTCCAACTGCTGATAACTCATCAGGGTTTAAATCTGTTAATTTCGCTGTAATACTCTCTTTGAGAGCAAACATATCTTGTGGGGCAAATGCTTCTGACGGTACAATAGCATTGAACTTTTGTAACTCAGAAAAAATCTCTCCGTCTGGACCAGGCCCAGGTACAGAGTCTGATACTTCTAACAAATCATTAGTTGTTAGAAAAGGAACATCGATAGATAATAGAGACATTATTCGTCCTCCCCTAGTGGGTGAGTATCTCTCCACAATTCTGGTGGGTCGGTGAAACTTGGATATGGCTCATCTTCTAATTTTGTTTCGATAGGAAACTTTCTATCGGGTGGATTACCAAATAGAGGTCTAAAGGCTGGTTGCTTGCCAGATGGTTTTACTCGTGGCACATCTACACCATTAAGAATGGCAGTGAAGCCTGGATCAACTTCAACTGCTCCACTAGTATTCAAATCAATCTTAGCACCTTCAACGGCGATGTTACCAGTTGCTTTGATGTTTGTTTTACCAGCAGCATCGAAGTAGGTATTAGCGCCACTCTCAATTCTCACATCTGTGTTAGCATATGCAGAAACGAACCCTGTATTAGCATAGATGTGAATATTGTCTTTCTGCGCTTGAATGTAAACGCTTTTGTTAGCAAATACATTATAGTTATCAAGAAAGGCCTCTTGTCTAATTGCAGAACTTTTTTGTGAGAAGATATCACCAGAGTTCATATAGATTCCACCTGCAACATTTAGATTGTAGTCACCATGCACATTCGTGTTCAAACTACCATCAACAGTCAAATTACAATCAGATTCCACTGTGACATTACAAGTACCCTTTACGACAACATCTGCTGTGCCGTTAATCATAATTCTACCGTTTTTTTCAACGATTGTTACTTCGTCACCAATAATCTTATTCACACGAGTACCAGTTGGACCAACTTCTGTGAATGTACCAGAAGCATGATGCATATTGATACGCTCTGAGCCTGGTGTGTCATCCATTTCAAAGACATGACCCGATTCAGTTTCTTGAACTTTATTGTATGGGTACTCTGCATTATATGGTGGCGATGGTTCTGACCAAGGATACGCAGGGCAGTGTTCTTGATTGATAAATTTACCAGCAACATGAGTTTCTCCAATATCCTCACCTCTTGCAAGACGAGAAATATCTGGCTGATACGATGATACTGGATGTGGGTTAGCATCAGATGCTGCATTGAAACCAAGTGCTGTATTTACAGCAGTTGTAGGCATACCAGGCATTACACCAAGAAGCATTGGGTGTTGAGCATCAGCACCATCAAGGAAAAATCCAAATACCCACGAACCTTCAATCGGTGGCTTGTAGTTGATATCATACGAACCAATAACAGGTATTGCCCAAGGTAGAGTTTCTGTAGGCACATCTTCTTTACTGTCTGGATGAATATCAAAGCAGCGAACACGAACACGACCCATCTTTCTTGGGTCTCTACGGTCTTCTACGACACCCATAAACCATAGTAGATTTCTAAATCCATTTTCAGCCATTACACTTCACCTTCTGCCGTCATATCTGCTACTGTTGAAACTCCAGATTTATCTCCTGGAACAAGGTCTTTTATTATAGTCAGTCTGCTTGTATATTGTTTACCCTTTATAGAATGCTTGATAGTTTTCACTAACCAATATCCAGAAAGACTTTTGTGTTTATCTGTATTTCCATTAACATTTTCAAATTGAGGTATATCAAGTAGAATAACATCACCGGCAAATAAATCATTTCTACCATATATCTCTATTTCAATAACGGTGGAGTTTAGATAGTATCTATTTGAGACTTTAGGACCAGTGATATCTTTATATCTTTGCTGTTCTCTTTCAAAATCAGTGAATATCATATATGATTTTACAACATTTTCATCGCTGAAGAAGTCATTAGTAAAATTTTCAGTATGTGGAAATCTAACCTTATCACTTAGATGTTTATAGTCTTGAAAGCTATCTTTGTATTTAAAAATATTGTGAATATATTGTTTGTTCAATATATCAATTTCAACAATGTCAGAAACCATAGCACCTGTATTCATTTCAGCAACCGTGTTTAATCTGTTAGGTATAAACAATGAAGTGATGTTATTCATTGCTCTATCTCTATCAGCAGGCCCCTCTATTGCAATAGACGGGTCATATGAATATGCTTTTGCAGTAGGTTTAGATGTTCTAATCATTTCTTCATGAGTGATCATCTTAAACTTCTCTCTGTTTTGAAAGAAGTAATAATTAGAACTCTTATCATCAGCAGAGAATGATTTTCGACACAGAAAGTTGATGGCTTGAATAGGTTGTAGAGAAGGAATAACTAGAGTCTGCGTACCAGTTGTATCTTGAATTTCGATATCGTTAGCAGAGTTCTTAAAATTGGTTTCGTCTACAATGAAATCATCAAATATTAGTTGAGCCATTTCTTTAGTGGTAAAGTCAATATAACTTTTTTGTACGTTTTTACTTGTGCTTATAAAATGCTGTGGTGATACAAATTGTAATCTATAATACATATAGTTTTGTTGATCACCAGGAACAGCATCTAATAAGCTATAAATCAAAAATTGCTGTGTAATCTCGTTTTCAAAAAAATCTACATATTTCAACGTAAAAATTTCTTCACCTAGTATGGGGAAATTATCGATGAGGCCTGACGAATCCAACAACATCATTTCACCAAAAAGCAAAGGCGAATCAATAGACTCGGTAAACGATATCTCTGAGATGTAATTTGATATGTCAAACGCAGGTTTTTTGAGTTCACCATAGCGATTGAGTGTTGCTAGTTGAATATCACAAAACCCTATGTCAAATGTATTATCACTCATTTAATAAACTTCTCAAATTTTCTAGTACCGTTGAAGCATATGAAGTATTAACGAGAATGATATTTCTTAGTTCCTCATTCTCTTCCATTTCATAATCAAAACGACGAACAGCGGTCCATTCACCAGCAACAAAATCACCATTAAATGTCTGCGCTCTTATATATGAGTCTGGGCTAATCAGTATCGTCTCATCATCAGTCTTTTTCCAATGAACGATATTATCAGTTCTGGTTGTATCTTGTCCCCATACGATAGCATCAGTGCCTGTAGGAAGTGCTTGACTCGCATACTTCTTTCTGAAATATTCAGTGAAGTTTTCGTATGTCTTTGGCCATTGAGTGTATGGGTCAACAATGTCATTAGCAAAATACACTAACCAACTCATAGCAGGGTCATCATAATAGAAGTCTGCAATGTCTTCTGCTTTCTCATTTTCTCTTATTGTATAGCGAAGAAAGGCGTATGGATCATCCTGCGATAGCCCATCCTTCAGAACTGTTTTAAGAGAGATGTTCTTTACAGACTTCTCAATCGTAAAACTACCATTAGCAAAAGCGTATTGTGTTTGTGGATAGTATCTGAAATATTTTGACATTAGAATATCATGCCCCACGCAGCCTTTATTTGGGATTCAACTGTATTTTCGGGTACTACTTTAGATACTCCACCATAATCTTCTCTAGTCCACATCTGCATTTCCTGCATAGTCACACTAAGTTTAAATGCTGCCGGGTTACCGCCTTCTAGAAATGCAAGTTCTCCACCACCACCATAATCAACATCAACTCTGTTAATCATACACGGCTTGAGTACAAGCGCATCAACTCCTTTAATTAAAGGTAGACAGACGCTAGGATAAGACAGGAATGCTCTACCGCCAGCACTTACATTACCCGATTTGAAATCTTTATAGTAAGGAAGACTATGATATTTAAAAAGTCTTATAATTTCAGCTACACTGTTGCTTTCAGAACGAGATTTAGGTACAAATGTCCAGTTGAAAGTAAATGTTCTTAAATCGACACCATCAAACATTAACGCTTGAAAGGGATTTCTTTTAGCCCCAGCACCAGCCTCAACACCTTGCATTACAGCGGGCGCTACCGCAGTAGCAGCTTCATTAGCAAAATAAGAGAGTGCTTGACCAGCAAGTTCTTTCATCCCTATACCTCTTATAGCATCTACCAATGCACTCAACCCACCCGATCCTAATGCAGCCGTAGCCCCAGCAGCAGCATTACCCGCTAAACCAAGTTCTGTCGCAGAAACTCTCACACCTTGTGCATCTATAAGAGCATCAGGCAAAGAAAGAAAAAGAGAATCTTGAATATCTGCTCTCGTATTTGTTATCGCACCCGAATCTTTTTCACCGTATGAATATTTCTTGAACATCAAGAGCATACCAACATCCCCCAAATCAGAAGGGAATTGTACTTGATTCACTTGATTTTCTGTTTTTCTACGATTTCGTATAGCATCTGGTGAAGGAGGCACTTTAGATGGCATGATTGAACCTTTATAAATACTTATTTACATCTATTTATAACGAAAACAATATGGCATACAGAGGAAAATTCAGACCTTCAAACTCTCATAAATATAAGGGTGACCACACTAAGATTATTTATAGAAGTCTGTGGGAACTGAAGTTTATGAGAAAATGTGATGAGAACACTGGTATCGTTCAGTGGTCGTCAGAAGAAATAGTTGTGCCTTATCGTAGTTTGATTGACGGTAGAAAGCATAGATATTTTCCAGACTTCTGGGTAAAAAAGCTAAATAGTGATATACTACTCGTTGAGATTAAACCAATGAATCAGTCTGTACCGCCACAGAAGAAGTCTAAGGTTACAAAGAGATATCTCGAAGAAGTGAAGACATGGGGCACAAACTTATCCAAGTGGCGTGCTGCCCAAGAATATTGTGATGATAGAGGTTGGACGTTTATGGTTCTAACCGAAAAAGGAGAGGCAAGAAGTTGGCGACAGTATTTGACGAACTCTTATTAAGAGGTGTGAAGAAGGGTCAAATCCCTGCTCGCACACAAAACGCACGAGAGTGGTATCGTGATGCCGCTAGGCGTACAGGTGCGCTTCAACCAGCAAAACTTGTAAAGTCTGACCCAGAACGTGGACGCTCACAGATTCGTGTGGGTGATATGTATCTGTATCAATACGATCCGAAGTACAAGAAAACACTACCTTATTATGATAGATTTCCTCTTGTGTTTCCTTTTAAGAAAGTTCCAAAAGGTTGGCTTGGTATCAACATGCACTATTTACCGTTACAGCTTCGTGCAAAGTTGATGGACAATCTATATGATCTAGCGTCAAATAAAAAATACGATGAGACAACAAGATTGCGTTTAAACTATGAAGTATTGAATGGTGCAGCAAAGTTTAGACTATTCAA